TGGAGTATGTTTAGATTCGGGTTGCCACACACTTAAAAACGATAGCGCACACAAAGCCCCGGTAGAATTTATTGAGTGGCTTCGTGAGACTCGTGGGGAGGAGTGGTATAATGATCTACGCCGGGAGGCAAGTAAAATAAAAAAACTAACCTATAAAGAAGTATGGGAGAGCCTAAAATAAACAGAATATCCACAGCTAATCCCATATCAGGGGGTTGACAAATAGCTTCCTTTGTGTAGGAAGTTATTTTATTTTGTGCTATAATAATAGTGAGGATTACCGGTGTTTGGGAAAATTTCTCCTTAGGAATGCCTATGGGCATTTAGCGGTGGTTTACCAGCCACCGGTAGTCCCTCAACGTCTCATCTTTGATGAGAATTGTCTCATAATCCAGTTCGTGCACGGTAACTGGATTTGAGACGTTGGAGGATTATGAAATTTAACCTTGAATTACCACTAGACCATATCTATATAACTCAGCCATTTGGGGTCAATTTTGTTGATTTTTATACCAAATTAGGAATGAAAGGACATAACGGGGCAGATTTTAGAATTAACCGCTCGTGGCCGGTTCGTGCCGCTCACAGAGGCAGAGTAACCCACGCAGGAGAACAGGGCGGATATGGAATTGAGGTAAGAATTGAGACAGAAAACCTCAAAACTGATAACGGATTTATCAAGTTTGAGACTATTTATGCTCATCTAGAACGCCCAAAAGTAAAAGTAGGTAAATGGGTTGAGCCGGGAGAGGAGATAGGAATACCTGATAATACCGGAATGTCCACAGGCGATCATCTACATTTCGGGCTAAGGCTTTGGTGGGAGAATCCTAATGGAAAATGGGAGTGTAACTATAACAACGGCTATTTTGGCTGGATAAACCCTGCCCCATATTTCCGTGATAAGGCGTGGGATAAGCTCCCTGTTGAGCGCAGATATAACAGAGAAGATGTATTTCGCCCGGAAAATCCCGGTTGGAGGCCTTGGCACGCTTGGCTTAATGAGAAAAGAGTGGCAATGGAGCTGTGGAGAGCCTTAGGAAGACGCCCGGATAACCTACAAATCGCCGCTTGTACCTATGGGGGTTGGGGTAGAGAAGATGTGGAAAACCCTGCTTTATTTCCTATATGGGCTGAGTTAAAGAAAGACGAGTATTTAGCAGGGGTTAAACCTGTGCTTAGATTGGGGTTAAATAGTGTGAAGTTTTAATTGTTAGTAGATTTGGGGGCTGGCCTATCTCAACGGTTGGGGTGATTTGTCCTCACCGAGAAGTCCCGCAACCGCCAGCTTCAAAATTTACTAATAAAAAGCGACACTTAATTTCAGCTTATTTTAGCCATATTTGTTTGTATGGCATTAAAAAGAGAGCATAAAAAAATTTTACAAAAACGCCGAGATAAGATAGAATTACTAAAAGAACTAGATGAATATCACAAACACGCCCTTGATCTTGAAGAGGCTCGTGAAATAGAACAGGAGCTAGATAATAGTTTGAAACGGAAGTTTAACAATGAAAAATAATCAGCGTCTCAGAGGAGGCTGACCAAAACTCGTCTGTTATATGTTAGCCGGGAGTTATACTGGGTAATTCCTGCGGATTGTGCTTAGGTGTAAAGCGGCAGACCACGTCCCACCACCTGACGCCTGCCGACCAGACATAAGCATAATCTAACATCTCTTTTTCTCTTATTTTTCTAAACATCTTTAGCTTGCGAGGATATATATCTGGGTGGAAAGGGTGGAAGGCTATGTGTCGTAAAATATTAAGGGGAACGTCAATAGAATAGCTAAAACTACAAGAGAATAAGTGTCGCAATTTACTAAAAGGGTACTAAATTAACTCATAAAAATAACCTATGATATTACTCTACGGAGCAATAGCTACTGTCTTAACAGAAGTGATAAAGCTCCTTACTAAGAAGCTCGGTAAAGAGCTTGCCGGAGCTTATATCCTTATTGCCTTGTTCCTTATGTGTCTTATTTGGGCAATAGTAGAATATTACGCCAAAATATTCACCCCGGGTTTCTGGGAAATCCTTGTTGGATCATTTGCCACAGGAATTGCTTGGTATGAGGTAGTCTTAAAAAATATATGGAAAATAGTAAAAAAATAATCTGTCCAAACTGTGGAGCAGAGGACAAGTATTATGTTCAAAACACTTCTGACATACCTACAACATTTATTTACTATTGCACGCTGTGCGCTAGTGAAATTAGGCGAGAAATTAAAAAATAATAAAAAAACTATGAGCTGGCAAGAAGACATTTATCACATCACTCTTGCGATAACAAATGCATTAGATGCTGGGTTAATTACACAGGAAAAGGCAGAAGAGTTGATGGAAAAATATGGTATATTCCAAGATGAGGAATAATGTCAAAGGTTTGACAAAAGCTACACTTAGCAAAAATAATTAGTTAATATGGCCGGAGTTCCAGGACACAAAGGAGCAGGTGGAAGAAAGCCTGCTTATGATGAAAAAGTAAGAACAGCAGTAATCAATAAATGCTGGCAATTTTTGTTAGAGGAAATGGAAAGAGAAGATACTCCGAGATCAGTCAAAAGAGATATTGCTAAATCTCTTGCTACAAAAGCTATGCCGACTGATATAAACGTAGCATCAGCAGGATTTGATATTAAGATTGGCTAGTCTTACTGGGGAGATTATTGGATAAATTTAGAGAAGAAATATATCTGTGGAGGAAAAAGAAACAATTGAGATAAAGCTGTTTGATAAACAAAAAGAAGCATTTTATTGTCCGGCAAAGTTTGTAGCTTGTATCGCAGGAGTTCAGTCAGGCAAAACAATGCTAGGGGCGTGCTGGGTTCAAAAGCAACTAGCAGAAGAAAAAGGAGACGGGGTAATAATCGCAAACGATTATAAAATGCTTGACCAGTCAACTCTGCCAAAGTTATTTGAGGTAAATCCGGGATTAAAGAAGTTTTATAAACAACAGAGAGGCTTAATAGAATTACCCGATAAGACAAGGATTTACATAAGGAGTGCGGAGAATCCACAAGCTATTGAAGGATTTACAGCTAGTTGGGCTTGGTTAGACGAAGCAGGCAAGTATAAGCTAGATGTATGGGTGAATATTCAGGCAAGGCTTGCCATCAAAAAGGGGCATCTTTTTATTACCACTACCCCTGACTCAATGAACTGGCTATACTATGATTTCTATGACAGATTCTTAAAAGGAGATATAGATTTCAAAGTATTTCAATGGAAATCTATTGACAACCCATATTTCTCAGAGGAAGAGTATGAACGGGCAAAAAGAACATTAACTCCCACGACATTCCGTAGAAGATATGAGGGAACATTTGAGCAGATGGAAGGGCTTGTATATCAGCTAAGACCAGAGCAAATTATTGAATCATTTGACTTTGAAGCAAAGGATGTAATAGCCGGAATTGATTTTGGCTGGACTAATCCTTCAGCAATTTCAGTTATAAAGTTTGATAAAGAAGGAATATTTTACATAGTTGATGAACTATATAGCGAGCAGATAACAACAGACGAGCTTATTGAGAAGTGTGTTCAGCTTCAAAAAAGATATAATATAACCAAGTTTTATCCCGATCCGGCAGAACCGGATAGAATAGAAGAGATGCGCAGGAAAGGACTTTATGTGAGAGAAGTAAGAAAAGATATACTCGCAGGTATATCAGAGGTACAAAACTTGATTTTTCAAAACAAATTAAAAATATTTAATACCTGCAAACATCACATTGAGGAGTTTTCAACCTATCACTTTGAGACTCCACAGCAAGATAAGAACCAAAAAGAAAAGCCCTTACCGTTTAATGACCATCTAATGGATGCGGTAAGGTATGCCATAACGAGTTATTCTTATGTAGCTGAAAAGCCGAAGGTTTATAACTATCGGCCTTTAAGAAAACGAACAGGATACTAATTATGGCTAAAAAGAAAAAAAACATAAAACTAAATGACGCAGAAAAGAAGTTTTCTCTTCAAACTATCACGAACCGGTTTAAGATAGCAGAAAACTATCAAAACCCGATATTCAATAAGCTTGCTGAGTATTATGAGTATTACAGGGTGAGTTATGCTCAAATGGATTCAAACATCTGGCGTTCACAGATAAAAGTTCCTTACATTAAGCAGGTGGTTGATACAATTCTCCCAAGGCTTGTTTCAAATAAACCAACGATAAACACCCTACCAAGAGAACCTGAGGATACTGTGAATGCTCAATCAATGGAGAAATTGGTAACTTATCAATGGGATACAATGAGAATGAATAAGAAATTAAAGCAATGGGTAAAGGCAGGGTTAATATACGGAGTTTCCATAATGAAAATTGGCTGGGATTGGGATGAGAAGGGAAAAGACGGATTATGGGCAGAACCTATCTCAATTTATGATTTTTACAAAGATCCTAAGACTTCAACAATAGACGGCTCTTGGGTCATTTATAAGCAAGAAAGAGACTTAAAAACAGTCAAAGACAACCCAAATTATGATACCGAAGGAATAGATGCGGCATTATCAAGCAACGACAGCAAATGGAAAATACAAGAACAGGCAAGTTTAGGCAGAAGTGAGCCGGATGATGATGAAAGAAAGAAAGTAATTGTATATGAATACTATGGCCCGATAGCCACAGAACAAGATGGAGAGGAGAAAGAAATGCTAATTGTTACAGCGAATAACAAGCATATTCTCCGTGCCGTACCCTTAGATGAGATATATCCCTGCGGTGTTCCATTTGTCGCATTTCAAGATGATATTATGCCAAATGATTTCTGGGCTATTGGCGAAGTTGAACCGCTTGTCGCCTTGCAAGATGAATTGGATACTCTTAGAAATCAAAGAATTGACAACAGGAAGCTCATCACAAATCATATGTGGCTTGTGGATAAGACTAAGGGAATTAACTGGGAAGACTTTGTATCCCGACCCGGCGGAATTATTGAGTGTGATGATGTAAATGCCGTTAAACCGCTCCCAGTTAATGATACAACGCAAAATACAGTCCAAGAGGAAGCGATCATTAAGCAAGATATGGATAGAACATCAGGCGTATTTCCTGGAATGATGGGACAAATACAAAAGCCAATGGGAGCAACAGGAGATGTAAATCAAACAGCAAGAGGATTCCTGGCTTCGCTTGAACAGGCAGGAACAAAAATGCAGTATAAGCTGGATAACTTAGACGATGCCATAAGAGAACTTGGCAGGAAAATGCTTAAAATGAACCAAAAGTATATTTCTCGTGAGCAGGTAATAAGGATAGTAGGCAAGTCAGGTATTCAATTTGAAAAGATACCAGTTGAAGCAATAAGAAAAGAATACGATCTTTTTGTAGAGGGAGGTTCAACTCAACCGCAGAACAAAGAAGTAAAGAAAATAATGTGGATGAATCTCTTACAGCTTCTAGTTCCGCTCTCTCAGATGCCTCTTATGGATTATGAGCCGGGTCGGCCGCCTGCTCCAACAAAGTTAAATGTTAAATGGGTATTGGATAATTTACTTAAAAACTTTGATGTGCCAAACATTGAAGAAGCATTTATAAGTCAAATGGGCTTTTCTCCGCCCCCCGGGATGCCGGGTGGAATGCCCCCTGGGATGCCAGGTATGGGTGGAATGCCTCTAAATATGCCAAATGTCGCACAACCACAAGGACAGCCAGAGGAGCAAGGAATTGCACCTCTCCAAAGATAATGTTCAAAAAGAAGCAGAACGCCAAGAGATACTTACTGCTATTGAAGCAATGGAGCGCACAAAAGGGTGGAGTATTGTTAAGGTATGGTCAGATGGAGCATTAAAGGATGCTTGGCAATCGCTTTATGGGGGAGGAAAAGACCAACACGATTATTACAAGGGAGTAATCTTTGGCTTAGGCTGGATATTCAACAAAATAGATAATACTAAAAAGAAAAAATAATATGCCAAAAGTAATGGAACGAAAACTAAAAGCAAAAGCACGTAAAAAGTTTGGCTCAACGACAAGTGAGAGAGCAAGGAAGTATATATATGGCACAATGAGGCGTACTGGATGGAAACCTAAAAAGAAATAAACTAATTCGCCCTCGTGAGCGTTAACACGAGAGGACTAAACCTTATAAAGTATGTCAGATGAAGAGAAGGATGTAACACCGGAGGAAACTCCGGCCTCTGAATCATCCGCAGAGGAACAGGAAGCTCAACCTGAAAAAAAAGAGACTGGTATTCCACACGCCAGAGTTAAAGAAATGGTGGAGAAAGCCAAAGTCAAGGGAAGAGAGGAAGCCCTTACTGACCTCTTAGAGGAACAAAAACCCGAAAAAGAGGAAAAGCAAGAGGATACTTCAAATGAACTTGATCAGGCTAGGAAAATTATCAAGGAAGCGGTGGATCAAGGTATGAAGCCTTATGTAATCCGCCAAGAAGTAGAGAAATTCCTTGATAAAACGCCAGATGCGCTTAATTATCTTGATACAATCAAGACGATAAAACGCAAAGCTCCCGAATTATCTTGGAATGAAGCATATAAACTTGCTTCTCACGAAGATAAGATGGCAGAGGCAAAAGCAGAGAGAGAGGCTAAAAAAGTAGATGCGGGGAAACCTGCGGCTTCTACTGAAAAGCCTGCTCCTGAAACGCCTTATAAGGGAGAAAGTCTTGCAGATAAACTCAAAAATAGAGAAGTTCCACTTGCAGACTTAGAAAAAGAGCTGAATGAACAATTAAAACAGCGACAATCAGGCGGATAAAGTTAGCACAAACAAAATCTTGCTAGACAGATGGATTGTTGTAGAGAAATGATATGAGTGATTTTCTAGCAACAACGACTACTGGAGATTTGGGCAATTTGATAAAGACATATTATGACAGGAAATTACTAGATGTTCTTGACCCCACACTTCGTTTTTACGAGTTTGGTGAAAAGAAACCTTGCCCGAATAGGGAAGGCACATCAGTAATCTGGAACTTGCCATATAAGTTGGACTTGGGTCGTATTTTGACTCAAGGTCAGGGAATGACTGTTTCAGCAATGCGCAACCTTTCAACTTATGCGGTTTCTGGCATCGTTAATCAATATGGCGATGCTTGCGCAATCTCCGATATAGCGTCAATAACAGCGATTGTTGATGTTGATACTATGGGTATTGAGCGTCTTGGCGCACAGGCCGCTCTCACGATTGATCGTGTTATTTCAAATGCGATTATCCATAATGTCAGCTCAGCAACGCTTAAGAGTCATCATCTCTTTAAAACTTCAACAGAAGTTACTGATTATTGGGGGATGACGAGTACTGTGTCAGCCGGTATTATGACAGTTAGTTCTACTAATGTTATAGCCGTTTCTGACATTAAAGATGCCGTCTTTAAACTCCGAGGTTTGAATGTGATGCCATATTCAGGTCAGGACTTTATTGGTATCTTAACAACAGAGCAGGCGGCGGATATTGCCGGTGATTCCGACTTTATTAGCTTCAATCAATACACAAAACCAGCAGTTGATAAACTCTTTAATGGGGAGTTTGGCAAATTGTATGGCTGTCGTTTGATAGATGCGCCGCAAGGCCCGGCAATGAGAGGGTCAAATTCCGGTGGTACTGCTTCAACTATCGCTTATGGAGGCGTTATCTTTGGTAAAGGCTTCTATGGCGTAACTGAATGGGGTGGCGGTCTAAAGACTTACACTTCAAATGGTGCTACTAAATCTGATCCTTTGAACCAGTTTTCAACTTATGGTTGGAAGATTAACTTCACCTCAAAGGTGCTTAATCCTTCAGCAGGTTTGGTTCTCTGGACAGGTTCTAATGACACTACTGCGGCATACGCAGAAAGTGCCAATAGTGGACTTCGTCAAGAAGACCCATCGTCATATTAAGTTGTTTCTGCTCCCAAGAAATTGGGGGCAGTATAGAGCTAAGTATTAAGTGAAAAATATGCCAGAAGAGAAAAAGACTAAAAGCGTTGGTAAATGCGAGGGCTGTGGTAAAGCTCTTGAAGCGTATGTCGTTGCAAATGGTAAAATGTTTTGTAGCGATAAATGCGTTCAGGACACTTTAGTTGGTGGCAAAAAAAAGAAAGCTGAGTAAAATCTAATGGCTAAAGTGTTTATTACAGGAAGCGCAGGCTTTATAGCTTCTCATTTGTGGGACTATTTAAGAGAGAGAGGACATTCTGTTGAGGGAATAGACAATTTCTCTCACGCCTGCCGCCATCCTGAAAATCACAGGGTAAGTTATGGCGATATAAGATATTATCAAGATGTGGAGAAATATATAAAATGGGCTGATATAGTGATACATTGTGCGGCTCAAATCCACGTTGATAAATCCATAACAAATCCTCAAGAAACAATAGATGTTAATGTGTCAGGAACATTGAACATCTTAGAAGCAGTTAGAAAATATGATAAACGACTCGTATTTGCGTCATCATCCGAGGTATATGGGACAAGCCAAACTGAGGCGATGGATGAACTTCATCCTCTTGACGGACAAAGCCCATACGCCGCTTCTAAAACGGCTGGCGATAGATTATGTAAGGCGTATTTTGACACATACGGAACGAAAATAACTGTTTTAAGAAACTTCAATACCTTTGGGAAATATCAAAATGACACTTCTTACGGAGGCGTTATTGCCATATTTACCCGCAGGGCATTGAATAATGAAGATATTGTTGTATTCGGAGATGGAACTCAATCAAGAGATTATATGGACATAAAAGACGCTCTGAGGGGATATGAACTTTGTATGAGTGAGGATAACTTGATAGGAGAAACGATAAATGTCGGCACAGGAAAAACAATAACAATAAACGAAGTAGCTGAGATAATTAAAAAACTAACTAAATCCAAGTCAAAGATAGTCCACGCCAATTCAAGGCCGGGCGAAGTAATGAGGCTTTGTGCTGATATAACAAGGGCAAAAGAGAACGGCTTTGAGCCTCAGACAGACTTTGAGAAGGATATAAATGACTATGTTCAATGGTATCAGTCTAGTAATCGGAGCAGGTGAAGTAGGCACTTCACTTTATAATGTTCTAAAAGAAACCTACGATTGCCGTTTAAAAGATTTAGAAGACATAACTTTTGCTGATAAGATAGGCGTGATGCATATATGTATTCCGTATAATGATCGGTTTGAAACTGTTGTATCTGAGTACATTGACAACTATAAGCCGGAAGTAACAGTAATCCATTCAACTGTTCCTGTTGGAACATCAAAGAAACTCGGTTGTTTTCACAGTCCAATTAGAGGCAAGCATCCCAACTTAGAACAGGGAATACGGACATTCGTAAAAGAAATTGGCGGAAATATGGCGGGTATAGGCGTACAACTTGAAGGTTATTTTAAAGAAGCGGGGATACCGGCAAACTATGAGGGGCATCCTGCTGAGGCGACAGAACTTGCTAAGATTATGTCCACGACTTACTATGGCCTTTGTATTGTCTTTAACAAAGAAATGAAAAAGATTTGTGATAAATATGGCGTAGATTTTGATTATGTGTATTCTAAATGGAATAAAGACTATAATCACGGATACGGAGAATATTCAAAGTTTGCAAGACCTGTCCTTGATTATATGCCGGGTAAGATTGGCGGGCATTGTGTCGTGCCAAACTGCAAGTTAGAAGAGAACCCAATTACACAGCTTATTCTTGACTTTGATAAAACCTATGATTGATGGAATGTTTAATAAAGATGATGGGCTTGGTTGTGCGGTAATATTGCTTGTGTTGGCTTTAATATTTTTTGTAACAGTTTATTACATAATATGATTAAGTTTTGTAAAGCCGACATAGGTTGGCGTGAAATATGGGAGGTTATAAAAGTAATGCGTTCAGGTTGGCTCACAACAGGGGAACAAACAAAGAAGTTTGAGCAGGAGTTTGCCGAATATGTTGGGGCTAAGTATGCTGTTGCTGTTTCAAGCTGTACAGTTGCTTTAGAGTTATCTCTTAAATACCATAAAATAGGGCAGGGAGATTTAGTGATTGTTCCATCATTTACCTTTGCGGCAACCGCTCAAGCGGTAGAAAATGTAGGAGCGAGAGTATTATTTGGAGATATTGAACCATATAAGCTCTGTTTAGATGATAAATGTCCGACAGTAGCAATAGGAACAAGGCGGGCAAAAGCAGTTATTCCAGTTCATTTAGGGGGAAACGAAGCTAAAACGAAATGGAGAGATTGTATCGTAATTGAGGATTCAGCTCATAGAATTGAGAGAAATCAATGTAAGGATAGCAATAATTTAGTTTGTTTCTCTTTTTATCCGACAAAGAATATGACAACCGGAGAGGGGGGAATGATAGCAACGAACGATAAAGACGCTTATGAGTGGCTCTTAAAAGCTAGATCACACGGCAGAAGCAAATTAGTGGGACACGGATACGAGGTGGAATTTACAGGAATGAAAGCTAACTTGCCGGATATTCTGTCAGCTATTGGCAGGGTTCAGCTCAGAAAACTTGATAAAATGAATTCTAAGCGAAATAAAATAGTTGGCTGGTATAATGAGTGGCTAAACAGAGGAAAATGGTATGGCAATCACTTATATCCGATATTTGTGAAAAATCCTGATGATTTTGTCAGATATATGTTTGAAAATGGCGTTCAATGTTCTAGGCACTTTTCTCCGCTACACAAGATGCAGGGGTTTAAAGAACATAATAAGTTCAAACTTCCAATGTCAGAAGGGTTGGGAATGTCAGAGGTAAGTCTCCCGTTGTATCCGGGGCTTAAAAAGAAAGAGGTTAAATATATTTGTGAACTGGTAAAAAACTATGTCTAGTTTCTCAATTATTGGAGCAGGATTTATCTTTGATAGGCATATTCAGGCTATAAATGAGATAGGGGGAAAAGTTGTGGCAGTTTGCGATATTGATAAAAGCAAAAAGTATAAGGCTGGGAAAGTTCCTTTTTATACAGATTATAAGAAAATGCTTGATGAGGTTTATTCTAACTATGTGGTAATTTGCACGCCAAATCATCTGCATTGGGAGATGATCAATGAAGCAATAAGAAAACACGACAGAAAAGTAATATGTGAGAAACCGCCAATAATAAATAATACCCAGTATCTTTCTTTGAGGAATTTGAAAGATTTAAGCATAGTTCTCCAATGCAGGTATGTGCCGGAGCTTGCGAGAACATTTAAAAGTAAAAAGAAAGTTCAGATGAATATAGAGGTTCACCGGGATGACTGGTATATGAAAAGCTGGAAAGCTGATGATAAGAAAAGCGGTGGGTTGCTTTACAATATAGGCTGTCATTACTTTGATTTATTGGGTTTATGGTTTGGAGAAGCAAGAGATGCTGAGATTACTAACTATACTTCAAGATATATTGAAGGTTGGATACGATATGATAATGCTTTTGTAGATTTTGTTGTATCAATCAATGCTCCAATAGACAAACAAAAAAGAATAATCAAGGTAGGAAAGGAAACAATAAATCTTACTCAAATGGGCTTTGAGTCGCTTCATACTAAGGTTTATCAGTCAATTATGGCAGGAGAGGGGTATAAGTTAAAAGATTTTAAGAAAACCTTAAATTTAATTGAAATGCTGTATGATTCACGAAAAAGCTGAAGTGGAAACAAAGAATATAGGAGAAAATGTGGTAGTATGGCGGTGGTCTCATATAAGTAAAGATGTTTCAATAGGTAATAATGTAATGATAGGGGAGTTCGTGTATATCGGATCTAATGTCAAAATAGGCAATGATGTAAGAATACAAAATGGCGCACAGATATTTGATGGAGCAGTTATAGAGGATATGGTGTATATCGGCCCGAATGTGATATTTACCAATGTCAGGAAACCAAAAATTACAAGAAAAGCAGAAACTTATTTAGAAACAATTGTTCATAAAGGAGCGAGTATTGGCGCAAATAGCACAATAGTTTGTGGGATAGAAGTTGGAGAAGGAGCATCAGTTCTGCCAGGATGTGTTGTTCATAAATCAATTCCGCCTTATGTAACAGTTGGAGGAAATCCAAGCAGAGTTTTAAAACAACCAAGAATAACTTTATGAGAAAATATAAGAATTTTCCTACAGGGGTGTATGTTTTGCGTGATTCTTCCAAGGAGGAGATATTTGAAGGAGATATAATCGAGAATAATAACGGTACATACGAGGTTACTTTTGAGGAAGGATGTTTCCTAGCCAAGGAATTGCCAGAACAGGTTGGACAAGCGGGTGCTCTCAAATATCAGGCTGATATAACTAACTGTAAAATTATAAAGAGACATTATGAAAAGTAAAAAAGATTTGCCGACAATATCCTTTGTAACTCCGTGCTACAATGATGGGGATACAATCGGGCAAATGATAGATTCCATTGCGGATCAGGACTACCCGAATATTGAGCATATAGTCGTAAATGACGGCTCAACAGATAAAACAGCCGAGGTTTTAAAAGAAAAGCAAAAACAATATAAAAATTTAAAAGTAATTGAAGGCACTCACGAGGGAGCTTGCCACGCAAGGAATACAGGCGCAAAAGAGGCAACAGGAGAGTATCTCTCATTTTTACCGGCAGATGCGATACTTTATCCCGGCGTTGTGCGGATTTGGATAGATAATCTTTTAGAAACAAAGGCAGACTTTTTATATGGCGGTTATAGATTTGTCCAAGAACTTAATGGGCAGTCAGTAATGGAGTATTTTTCACGAGCTTTTGATGAGTATGCCCTGAAAGTTGCTAATTACATTGATGGTTCTTTTCCTCTTAAAAAGAGTTTATTTGATAAAATGAGAGGTTGGGATACAAATATCAAATCTCTTCAAGATTGGGACTTCTGGCTTAATGCGGTATTAAACCACAAAGCCAAAGCTCATTATATGAGAGAGATATTTTTTGAGACTACTCTGCCACATAAAGGAGGCCTGTCAGATGATAGTAATAATAATTGGCTTGAAAGAACACGGCAGATTAAACAGAAATATAATATTCCAGATAAGCCAATCTGTGTTACTTCTCCCGGAGCAGGGTTTCACGGGGAGAGGATAGCGAAAGTTCTTGATGCTGATTTTAGAGAAAATCCGTCATATAAAGAACACGACTACGATTTGATTTATCTCTTAGGGTTTTATCCATTAATGGCGGAACAATGTGCCTCAGTTTTTATCCGGCATAATGGTTTGAGAGTAGTCCATTGGATAGGCTCTGATGTTCTTCAGATGCAACATTTATCTACTGCTCATAAGAGGATTATTGTTGATTGGGTAAAGAATAATGTTGATTTGAACCTGACTGAATTTAAACAGACGCAAAAAGAGCTTGCTGATGAGGGCATAAAGAGCAAGATTTTACCGCTTCCGCCAGCTAAGTTTTATCCTATAACAGACCTGCCTAAGAAGTTCACGATTGCCGTTTATATGCCACAGGTAAATCGTGATATGTATTTGCCGGAACTTGTTGAACGAATTACCCAAAAATGCCGTAAAGTTAATTTTAAAATATTTGGCGATCCGACAGATATAAGAAAGAAAGGCAACGTAGAGTTTTTAGGCAAATTAGATGAGAAAGGGATGGCAAAGCTCATAGATGAGTCATCCGCTCTTATGCGGATATTGCCCCACGATGGACTTTCAATATCTGTTGAGGAATTTCTATGTGCGGGGCGCAGAGTAATAACAAACATACCGGAAATTAAAGGAGCATATACTGTGCCGATTGATATTGAAGAAATAGCAAAAACAATAAATGAAATATCAGCTTTAAAAAAACCTGATACACAGAACGCTACTTATTGGAAAAATAAACTATCACATAAAAAGTTTAAACAGTTCTTTGACAAATTGCTTGAATATGATCCGAAAGATTATTGGGAAGACAGGGCGGTTTGTTGGGATGAGCTTGAAACAAAATACAATGTTCAGGTAGGAGATAAAGATGTAGTCTTAAAAGAATTGAGAAAATTAAAGCCTAAGAGTATCTTAGATATTGGCTGTGGAAATGGTAATTGGGCTAAGATTATAAAAAAGGAATTTCCTGATATTCGCTATAAGGGGATAGATATATCAAAGAAAATGGTTAATCTGGCAAAGGCAAATGTTCCTGAAGCCGAGTTTGAGGTAGGAGATGTGAGAAACTTAAAAGATGAGCAGTATGATTTGATATTTGCCTATACCTGCTTTCTACACGTTCCACCAGAGGATATGGAAGAAACAGTTAAAAACTTGGCTAAAATTAGCAAAAAAATACTGATGGTTGAGCCGACTAAGAAAGCCCCGAAGCCTGAAGGATACCGGCAGTTACCACCGGAAATGATAGAGGAGATAGAACGGGGTAATTTGATACTCCACCCACGGGCAATTAAGATACACGCCTTTGATGACTATTTTAATATAAAAAGACGCAAGATATTGAAAGGCAGGGAATTAATGATAGCTGACTTATGAAGCGGTGGTATTACGAAGCTAATGCAAAGGATAGGGATGACAGATGGTTTATATTTAAAAGTAAGTCTTTCTGGAATCCGTATGGATATATTGGATCTTGGATAATAAAGTTTTTGGTTAAGCGTACCGAAGGCTTGGAAATACAGTCTTTCTATAAACGAATGCCTCTTTATCATAATCAGATAGTACGTAAATTATGAAATTCTTGACGATTATCGGCACAAGACCAAACTTAACTAAGATTGATCCGAAATTAAAGCAAGCGATAGTTTGGAGCGGTCAGCACTATGATAAAAATTTAAAGGATTTGGGGCTCAAACTTCCTAAACCTGCTATTTCTATTCCAACTACGCACATAGGGGCAATGCTAGATGCTTTACTTGAAATAATTGAAAATACAAATCCTGAATATGTAATTGTTTATGGAGATACAAATACTGCTCTTATGGGAGCTATTGCCGCCAAACAGTGTCGTAAAAAGCTGATACACATAGAGGCTGGAATGAGGTCGGATAATATGGAGATGATAGAGGAACAGAACCGGATAATGATAGACCATATTTCAGACATATTGTTTGTTCCATCAGTAAGAGAGGCAGAAAGGTTAGAAAGAAAAGAGGAAGTAAGTGGGGCAATTATAGTATCAGGGGCGACACAACTTGATACATTCTTTCAGCAGTTTCCAACGACAGATATTAAAAAATATAAAGGGTATATGCTTCTCACGCTTCATCGGGCGGAAACAGTTGATAATAAAAATAAACTCGGCGCAATTCTTGATGCGCTTAATGGGCAAGGGAAAATTGTATGGCCAATTCATCCAAGAACAAAGAAACGATTACAGGAGTTTAAATTAGATGTTCCTAAAAATATTGAGCTAGTCGCACCAATGAAGTATAAAAAATTCGTGTATCTTATGGGAACAGTCAAGAAAGTTCTGACTGATTCGGGCGGAATACAGCCGGAAGCTCATTTTATGCGAAAAGACTGTATAACGCTTAGGAATGAAACAGAATGGACACAAACAGTAGAACAGGGCTGGAATACGCTTGTAGGCTCAAATAAAGACGCTATACGGCGTGCTATTGCCGAACCTGTAAATATTGCCCGTTCTAGGGACTTTGTTTATGGGAAAGGAGATGCTAAAGAAAAGATAAGAAGTTACTTACAAAGTTTATGAAGCTAAAGATATTTTTGTTTATAACGCAGGTAGCAAACTGTGGCGTAGGTTATTATCGCCAATGGTTGCCGTTGAAGAAACTTGAAGAACAAGGTAAAATAGAACTTAGGGTGATTGACTTTAATTGGGGAGAAAAGGAACTCAAAAATCCTTTTGTATGCACTTTTAACTCTGATGCTTCTGAAATGTTAAAAGCCGAGCCGGAACAACGGCTTGTTGATGCCTTAGTTTGGGCTGATCTTATATATATTTGCCGAGATGAAACAACATCATTTATTTCAGTTATAGGAGCATTTAAAGAATGGTGTAAGGAGAGAGGAGTTAAAAGACCAATACTGCTTGATATTGATGATCTAATCGCTCATACAAGACCACACAATCCAGGTTATTTGTCTTTTTATCCCGGTTCAGCGTATATTCAATTAAACAAACATTTAGCTGAGATAGTAGATGGGATAACAGTTTCAACGGAATATTTAAAAAAACAGTATAAAAAAACGAATAAAAAAATATTTATCTGTCCGAATAGTTTGGATATTAAACTAAGAGATAAGTTTTTAAAAACAAAGCCGACTATCCCGAAGAAAAAGAACGAAGTAAGAATAGGTTGGGCAGGATCAGCGGCTCATTGGGAGAACTTGAAAGGTGTAGAAAGTGCGATAACAGATATAATGAAGAAATACCCTAATGTAACTTTTCATTACACAGGGCTTTATGGAGATTTATTTAAGCGATTTAAAAATAGAGTTAAAACAGTAAAGTTTGCCAAGCTCAAAGACTGGCCGAAAAAACTTGCTAGTATGGGGCTTGATATAGCAATAGCACCTCTTGCTGATAATCATTTTAACAGGGCAAAAAGTAATCTAAGGGTATTGGAATATTGGGCGTGTAAGTATGCTGTTGTTGCTTCACCGGTCTTGCCTTATAAGTTTATCAAAGATGGAGTTGACGGATATTTAGCAAGAGAAAAAGACGAATGGTTTGATAAGTTGGAACTTCTTATTAAAGATAAAGATATGCGGAATAAGTTAGCCCAAAAAGGATATGAACGGCTTGTTAAGGAGTATGATGTAGAAAAGAACTGCGGGATATGGATGGATGTTTTCAAAAAGTATAAAAGTTGATTAAAACAATAAGTAAAAATCAACCCAGCTCAACAGGCTGGGTTTTATTTATAAAAATATGAATAGAGAAGCATTAAGAGATGATACTGCGTTTCTTACTTCGGCAAGTACAGCGGAGTATTCATCATCAGATAAAAACACAAATATCAATAATTGGTATCGCCAAATCATTGCTTTTATTTTAGCAACTCACGATTACTTTGATTTTCAAGAAGAAGAGGCTTATGCCGACCTCACGGCAAATCAAGCGGAGTATGCTTTTCCGGCGGATATACTTGCTATTAAGAGAGTGCGAGTAAAGTTAGATGGTAATTGGCGTGTAGCAAAATCCTTTGATCCACAGGAGACAGGAGAACCGCTTGATGCTACATCAGTTACTGAGGATTTTAAGGCGAGTAATCCTTTTTATGAAGTAAGAGATACCAATGGAGTTAGATATATAAAGTTATATCCTGCTCCGACTTCAAATGTTACAGCAGGTATTTATATTTATTATAAGCCTCTTAATGTTGATATGACGCTAGATACGCAGTCTCCCTCATTTGCTGAGCCGTTTCACAGGATATTATCTTATGGGGCTTCCTATGACTGGGCTGTAAAGACAGAAAGATTTGCTCTTGCCGATAGACTGCGAGCAGAGATAGAGAGAATGAAGATTGATTTAAAAGATTTTTATGCCGGGCGTGATGAACATAGGAGTAAATATATGAAGCCAACCACCTCCTTTTATAGGAGTTATGAGATATGAAAATACTTCTTGTTAATTGGGCATTGGGATTTATTGCGGGTTCTGAAACTTGGACAATGACAATGTATGATGAATTGAAGCGTCAGGGACACGAAGTAGATGTATATGGTATTTGTGGGAATAGATTGATTGATGCTTCGTATAATCCAAAAAAAGAATATGATTTGGCAATCTGTAATCATAATTTATCAAAAATACAGAGCTGGAATATAAGGAAACGGATATATACATCTCACGGAATAATGAGCAAATTGGAAGAACCAAAAAAAGGAGCAGATAAATATGTTGCGGTGTCAGAGGAAATAGCTGAAAAGTATAAGGAATTTAAACCAGTAATTATAAGAAACCCAATAAATTGTGAAGAGTTTAAAGAAACAAAGAAAAATAGCACATTAAAAAATATACTGTATCTTTCAAACAGAAAAGCAAAAATGGCAATATGTAAAGAAGCGAGTAAGGATTATAATTTTAAATGGTTTGGTGGTGGGCAAAAGGGAGCAAGAAAAGCAATAGAATGGGCAGATCTTGTGATAACGCTTGGCCGGGGGTGTCTTGAATCGCTTGCTATGGGCAGAAATGTGATTGTTTTTGATAGATTTGGCGCAGACGGATTTGTTACTCCGGAGAGCATATTAGAGTTTAGAAAGCATAATTGCTCTGGGCGTAGATATAGAAAGAACTGGGGCGTAGAAGAATTACGAGAAGAGTTTAAGAAATATGACCCCAAACTTAATATGAGAGATTATATTTTAGAAAATCACGATGTAAAGAAAGTAGTATGGAATTATTTACAACTAACGGATTTACCAGAGGTTGCTACGGAAAATGGCTCAATACAATAATGGAAGCAAGCCCCTCGGAATGGGTAATGATATATGACCACGATATATTTCTTGCTAATCCTAATTGGTATGACATTATTTTAAGACATATAGAAGAAGCACCTGATGGAGGATTATTTACCTGCGTAACAAATCGTATAGGAAATCCTCATCAAAAGGTAGGAGCTGATAAGGATAATCACGATCTTAGATACCATTGGGAGTTTGCTAAGGCACAGAAAGGAAAACCCCTAAGACTGGCAAAACAGCCAATATCAGGGCTTATAATGGTTACTTCTAAAACTGTGTGGAAAGCGGCTGGCGGATTTGAGGAAAGGAAATCATATTTTGGAGTAGATAATGCCTATCATAAGGCAGTAAAAAAAGCAGGTTACAAAGTTTATATAATGGATGATTTATATGTTTATCACAGATACAGGGCTTGATTATATCATTACAGGATGTCCCAAAAGCGGAACAAAATATATGGCAGAACTTCTGACTGTGGGGGGAATACCTTGTAGCCACGAATACAAATACCGGCTTGTCGGAGTGCCAACGCCAAGAAAAGGAAAAGCAGAGTCAAGTTGGGTAGCCGCTCCTTATGTAGCCGATACAAAAGCAAAGGTTATACATATTGTTAGAAATCCCTTAGAAGTTATAAGCACGCTTAGAAAAGTAAAGTTTTTTGAGAGAGAAAGCCACGCACACACCAGTTTTGTTTTAAATGAACTCCCACAGCTTAGGAAGTTAAAACCAATAGATAGATATGAGAGATTTTGGATAGACTGGAATGCTCTTATAAAACCTCACGCTGATTTTACAGTCAGAGTAGAGGAAGGAGAAAAGATATTTGAAAAACTTAAAATTAAACCCCAAAAAATATACCAAAATAAAAAATGTAATACCA